AGCAAGGAAAGGTCAGTGAGATCAGATTCATGCTTGGTTTGGAAGAGACAGTGAAAGCTGTCTTGAACCGTGACCGGACACCTTCGAGTACACCTGGTTACGAAATGTAAAGGACTCTCTACAGAAGTAGACCCAAGGAACGAATGATGAGAAATGATCCAGAGCAATTAGAACGCGAAGCGCGAGAAATTTTGGAGCAGGCACAGAAAGCTAATTCAGAACCCAATCAAGGTGACGGTCTTGATATGGACACCTCTGAAGAGCAGGAAGAGCAGCAACAAGAAGCCCCCACGGAGTCTGTGGATACGGCTGAAGAACTCGTGGCTGAGACTCAAGAGTCAGATGAGGATCGCGGCGAACCTCAACTGGACGACGCCGTCGTTAAGGCGGAACAGCGCGTAAAAAATGCTCAGGCGAAAATGACGAAAGCTTTGCAGGAAACCTCTGCTCTCCGTAAGCATATGGAGAATCTCCAGAGGGTTAATGATGAGTTAAGTCAACAGTTAGCTGCCAAAGAAGAGAAGGACGACAGACTTGATGAGGTTAGGGAAAACTACCCTGACATTGCAGGTCCATTGCTCGACGCTTTAGAAAAGCAGAAAACTGAAGTTCAACAAACCCGCGAAGCTTTAGCTCAACAACAAAGAGTAGCTTACGAGAGAGAACAAAATGTTGAAATTGAGGAACACTGGTCTCGCATCAGAGATTACCACCCAGACGTTGACGACTTGCTCGTCACTACTGAGTGGAATGACTGGTTATCGGATCAGACTCAAACCATCCAAAGATGGGTCAACGAAGGAAGCTCTAACGACGCTGTTTCTGTGTTGCAAAAGTTTAAGGCGGATATGGGTATTGGCGAACCAACGCCGCAAGAGAAGGTCTTAGAAAAAGCGAGGAAGGTGGCTGAACCAAAAATGCCATCAGCCCGTAAGACCAACACAAAATCCGGAAAGAAAACGTGGACGGTGGAAGAGATCAAGGCAATGCCTAATCGAGAATTCGAGAAGCATCAAGCCGAGATTATGGAAGCCTATGCGAAGAATCAAATCCGGACTTAATTTTACTCTTGCTAAAGGAATAAGTTATGTCTTTTTCACAATTCAGCACTGGAACTACTTCTGAAGTAAACTTCATACCTGAAGTATTTTCCAAGTTGCTTCAAGCGAAGTTTTACAAAACTTCAGTATTGCCTGCAATTTCTAATACAGATTACGAAGGCGAAATCTCTGGTCAAGGCGACAAGGTAACCATAAGAACTGTACCAGCCGTAACGATCAACAACTACACAGGTACTGTTAGTACTCAAGAATTGACAACCTCAAAGGTTGAATTGCTTATCGATAAAGCTAAGTACTTCAGCTTCTTAGGTGATGACATCTTGAGAGCTCAAGCAGACATCGATTACGTTTCTAAGGCGTCTGACGATGCTGCGGAAGGTATGCGTGTTGCTGTTGAGACAGACGTACTAGCTGGCGTTGTTACCGGCGCTACAACTATCCAATCTCAAGCTACGATCTCTGCTACCAATGTTTTAACAAGCATTCTTAGCATGTCTACTGCATTAGACAATTTGAACATTCCAGAAGAAGGTCGATTTATCGTTCTTTCTCCTGAGTTCATCTCGTTGCTAAAGCAGTCTGAGCTTCGTCAAGCGTACTTAACTGGTGACTCTGAGTCTCCATTACGCAACGGCAAGGTTGGCATTGTTGACCGTTTTACGGTCTACCAAAGCAACATGCTTTTGACCCCAGGATCAGGCTCGGACAGTGGTTATACCCACGTTCTTGCTGGTCACCCCAAAGCAATCAGCTTTGCTTCTCAGTTCACCAACACTGAAACCCAACGAATGGAATCTACATTCGGCGATCAGGTTCGTGGTCTGAAAGTATACGGCAGCAAGGTAGTAGTACCTGACGCTCTCGTAGTAGGTAAGTGGACTTAGTAATAGGTCGAGGGGAGAGCTTCGGCTCTCTCCTCTCTACTTATGGAAAGTGAAGTGCGCTTACAAAGAATAGAAAACAAGTTAGACCAGCTAAGCGAATTAGTGGGTCAAATTGCCCGTGTAGACGAAAGAGTCGTATCTATACATAAGCGGCTAGACCGGCATGAAAAAAGGCTGGACTGGTTAGAAGAGCAAAAGCGCGACCTTGAAACGGTTGTTCAGCAGGGCAGCGCAGCCTCAAAACTATATGAAAGAGCAGGGTGGATTGTGTTCTCCGCGCTAGTCGCTTTCATAGCAACCTACATGGTGAATTAAAAATGACTGCAACAAAGAAAGATGATTTGTACCAAGAAGCGTTAGAGCAGCATGACGTCAAGTTAGACCGTCGACTATCTCTAGATCAGCTACAAGATCAAATCAACCGACTCCAGTCATCAAAGAACAATCCAAAGAAGGAAGTAAAAACTCCTGTACCGAAGTTCGTAAAAAATGTGATTACGGGCAATGTATTTGAATACAACGAATTATTCGCGGGGAACCCCGATTTACAGGTTATAGAATGGGAGACAGATGATGGCGACAACTAAGGTTGTAGATATAATTGATCGGGCATCGATCATTTTGCAGGACAGCACTCATGTCCGCTTCCCAGAGGCTGAACTGTTAAAGTTTTTTAACGACGCTCAAAAAGAAATTGTGCTTTTGCGCCCAGATGCCAACATGCAGAATGCTACCATGACCTGCACTGCTGGCAGTAAGCAGACGATCCCGTCTACCGGATTGCGATTAGTAAATGTTATAAGAAATGTTGGTGGTAGAGCGGTCACGCAAGTTGATCGCAAGATACTCGACGAGACTCTTCCGGACTGGCATCAGTCTGTTGCCGACACCACTCGCAAAGTAGAACATTTTATTTTTGATCCCGCAGATCCAAAGCACTTTTATGTTTATCCAGCGGCTCTAAGTTCATTTGTTTTAGAAATCTTATATAGTTCAGCACCTACTGCAATAGCTATTTCTAATTTTGGGTCGGACACAACGGTTATATCGCTCGACGATATATACGCAAACTGTCTTTTGGATTACGTCCTGTACAGGTCATATCAAAAGGACTCAGAGTTTGCAGGAAATGCCCAAAGAGCCGCGATGCACTACCAAGGGTTTAGCTCTGCGCTTGGGTCTAAGACTCAGATTGATGGGGCGCTAACTCCGACGCCGTCTACGCCTGATGCAAATCAAGGTCGTGGATAATGAAGTTTCTAGATTTTGCACAAATTGTTAGACCAGAATGCCATGGCGCCCCCGACTTTATTATAGAAAGAGCGGTAAGGGATTCTGCTATTGAGTTCTGCAAGCGTACTGGTGTTTATATTCCTGAGCCGGAAGAGATTCTTGCCGTTGCTGGGGTTAATGAATACGACCTTAGCGTACCTAGCGGCACAGAGCTTAACTACATCACCGACATATTTGCCGATTCTTTTAAGTTGCAGCCGGTCAGCTATAACACGCTGTTGGAGAGAGTGGGTGATGGCACTAGTAAAGGCGCACCAGCTTATTACGCACAGAGAGATAACGCGCAATTTTTTGTTGCGCCAATCCCCGATGCCACTAAAAAGCTCAGGGTGCTTTTTTCATTGAAGCCAAGCTCTACGAGCACAAGCATCCCAGATACCGTGGGGAAAGAAAATAGAGAGGCAATTGCTCAAGGCGCTATCTATCGATTACAGATGATGCCTGGTCAAGCTTTTACCGACATGGGTTCCGCTAGTAATAACAAAACACTATATGAAAGACAGGTAGGTAGAACAATTCGTCAAGTGAAGTACGGGTTTTCAGGCGGTTCATTAACAGTCAGAAGTAGGGCGTTTATCTAATGGCATATTCAGAAACACTTAATTTTGTGACGGGCGATACGCTTCCAGCTTTAACTTTGACGTTAAAGAACAAGAATGCCGCTGTCTCCGGATCTATCCTTGATCCTGACAATAGCGCGACATGGGAGCCCATCAATATTTCTGGGGCAACAGTACGCCTTCGTTTAAGAAAAGTGGGTGAAACTGCTTTAGCCGATACTCGGACGTTTCTCATAACAAATGCGACTGATGGAATATGTGAAACGGATTTTGCTACGGACACGTTCAGTGCAGCAGGAACCTACGAGGGTGAAGTTGAAATCACTTACGCCAATGGAAACAAGCAAACTGTACACGATCTAGTCAAGTTCAAAGTGCGTGAAGACTTCGACTGATGGCTACTAAATTTGTCATCACAAGCGTAGATCTAAAAGCTGGGGTAACCGCCTCGGACTTGCGGTCTGTGGCGGCAAGCACTTTATTGACGGCTGAGTTTTTATTAGATCCAAACTCTCTCACAAGATTCTTCTACGATGCGTTTCAAGTTACTGAAAGCGCATCAATAAGTCTGACCAAAGTATCGACTGACACCTTCGCGGTTGAAGACGGTACAGCCACGATAGGTTTTGGCAAGAACCCCGCCGATACATTTTCTTTCGCAGACACATTCTCGCGGACGGTGCAGTACAGTCGTGCGCTGACTGATGCAGCAACAATGGTCGATGTGCCATCTTTCTCTTACACAAA